TTGTTGTTAAGTGGCATGACGTAGGACTGTCCGGGTGTTCCGGGTGGTGCTGTTCCATATGCGGGCATTGGAGATAGTGGCATTTGTATTCCACTTAATCCCTTTATTATTGCATTATTGATATTAGCAGATTCGATATTGGCTTCTTTTATCTTGATTACCATATCAGATAGCTTCATGCCGAAAATAGAGAGTCCTTCTCCTTCGGCTTTTTTGGCGGCCGCTGCTGCTTCTGCTGTTTTTTTATCTGCCTCTATTTTTGCTTTGTCTGCTTGAGATATAATCATAGGAAGCAAATTATCAAACAATCCAATAAATGGTGTTGGTGGCGATGGTGGTGGTACAACTGCTCCTGGCACTGGTGCCATTTCTATCAATCCTGGCACTGGTGGCGTGGCTGGTAGCACAACTGGTGTTGGTGGTGTTGGTGGTGCAATAATTGAACTCGGCGGTACTGGTGGTGCTGCTGCGGCTGGCGTGATCGCAGCCATTGATCTTTGTGTGATAGCTGCCATCTCTTTTGTTCCTTCAATCAATCTCTTCAATTCATCAAGTGGTTGGTATTCATCCTTAGCCCATTTCTCATTAATCGATTTTAGTAATTCTGGATTGTTTATCGCATTTTTAATTGCGTCTTCATAATTTCGTATTTTGTCCTGGTGTGCCTTGAGAGTGCTTTCCCATGTGCGTAAATCTTTTTGGTGGGAAGATGCGGTTTCTAACATTGGCAAAGCTTCTTTTACGTGGGTTTCAATTTCAAATCCACCTAATTCTTTTTTCATTTTCTTGAACAAATCAATAACATCTTGTCCTTTGTCCCAGGTTTCTCCACGGTCGATTCGTAGAGCGCCTATATGTGTAAGATGTCGTTTCAGTGTTTCTTGAAGTTTTGGATCAATGGCGGGCATCATTTCCGCTAGTTTATTTCCAATATTTTCTCCTCCTCCCCAAACAACATCGCTATGTGTTTGTTCTGCTGAATTCAGACTTGACTGTGCTACATTGATAGGATTAGATGGATCATTACGTCTGGCTGCCATTTGTTCTGTGATGAACTGTTTGAACAATATGTAATCAACGTCCGCATCCTCATGTGATCGATGAGCCAGGTTATTTGCTTTTCTCCAATTTCTCCAATAGAAGCGCGCACTAATTTTCTCCTGCTCGCTCCTTGCACTCCAAACCCCGACTACTTCAAGTGCCGCGCTTTGTTCTGCACGGTTGAGTTCTTGACCACGTTTTGCTATTTCAGCATTGAGATTTGCATTTACCTCAAATATTTGTGCGGTATCAGAACCCAACCCTTTTACTGCTTGTCGATTGTCTGGTTTGTATGCTTTTAATTCTTTGATAGATTCATCTAATCGTGCTTGTATTGCCATTACAGCTTCATTTCGTTCTTTTTCTACGTTGGCATCCATTTCTAATTGCCCATTTGGAACTGCATAATCACGCTCACGCCTTCTAAAAAGATTCGCTAGTCGTTCAGCAGTTCTTTGTGCCATTGTTTCCGGATCATCACTTCTGGTTTTCCATACTTCCAGATTTTTTCGTTCTGCTTTAACATCTAGTTCGAGCTGTAGTTTTTTTTCTAATAGCGCTTTGCGCTTTGGGTCTTTTTCTGCGTCAATTACAGGTTGAAAAGAGTCTCGAACAGCTGAGTGTTCTGTACCAAGGTCTTTCCATTGTTCTTCCTCTTTTTTTTTGGATTTTGATGAAAGGTATTGACCAACGCCAACAACAACAGCACCTCCAACACCGGCTACTAACAAAGGTCCACCTAGAAAAGCCGCAGCACTTCCCAGTGCGCTGGGAGCTATAACTGAACCAAGACCGCCTAATACGCTTGCTAAAGCTCCTATTGCTTTACCAAGTATAGAAAATCCGACAAATGCCAATAGTATTTTGATTAGTATTTCAAGCATTCCAGCAAATCCAGCAGCGATACCAATAGCAATATTAGCCAAAGATGCATTGGGTGGCGACCAAGCCATCATCCACAACAAGTCCTTGCGAATTTCATCCTCAAAAAATTCACGTTGAACACGTTCTTGATTGCGTAATTGAAACGTACTCTGATCCAGTTGATATTGCTTCTCAAATACTTGATTGGCTTGAATTAAATCATCCATGTCCTTGAGTAACAATCCAAATTGTTTTGGATCACTACCAATTGTAGTTTTTCGTTCTTTGAACTCAGCCGCACGAGCAAGTAAGCGTTGCTTTTGATCTTCCGCTCTTGGTCCCTCTAATTTGTTTGCACTGGCTTCAATTCCTGCAATAACTTTGTCAAGTTGTTGTTGGGGATTGATATTTTCACGAAGTTTAGTATCTGGATTAACATAATTAATTCGATCACTTACTGTCTTTGTCGCTTGATCGAATGTTTTTCCACCCTTCATCTCGGCAGTAATACTATTAAGATTACGAAGAGCATTATTCGTATCTTCTGTGTGTTGTGTAGCAAGCAAAGCATTTGCTTGAATGTTTAAATCTTCAAGTTCTTTACCTGTTAAATTTCCTTTTTTGATTGTGGCTTCTATCTTTTCAAGCTTTTCGGCTACAGACATACTGCCTTCTTCAAAAGTATCAGCACCCATTTCCATTTCTTTAAGTTGCTTACCATATGCACTCTTTGCAGCCAAATTCAATTGCGCTAATTCTTCTGGACCAATTTGATTGAGTTCACGACCACCCGTCATTTGCATCATCACACCACGTAAACCTTGAGCAAATGCCTTCATTTGTTTCGGGTCTTGTGGTATAGTTCCTGCTTGCAAAGAAGTCATTAGTTTTGGTCCACCACCTATTTGCGCAGAACGCATCGCCAACGCAAATGTAGCAGGATCAGCACTATCAAACAAATTGACTGTACTACTCAAAGCATCAATTAAAGGCTGAACAATCTTGTCAGTTCCACGTCGAGATGCTGCTGCTGAAAACTGAGTCAAGTTCTTCGCTGCCTCACTCGTCAATGTACCAGCACTTCGCATACTGTCTGCCAGCGAACGACCATTCTTTGCAGCTTCAAGTAGTTTATCGCCTGTAACGCCAGTTACTTTACTGACTGTCTGTAAGTCTCTAGAGTATTGGGATGTTTGATCGACGGTCATTCCCATCTGAAGATGCCAATCAGTTAGTTCTTCTGCTGTATGTTCTGCATCAGCACCGATCATAGTTCCAAGTTGAAGACCTTGTCTACTGAGTGAAACCCAACGGCTTAGTGATGTAACGCCACGTTGTGTATTTTTGAGAAGGACTTTTTGTATTTTGTCGGTCTTTTGTCCAGTGACGTCAAAAGATGACATCCCACCAACTTCTTTACCTGTTGCTCCTTTTAAGGTAGTCCCACTACCATATCCACCACCTCCACGCGAGTATGCTTCACCTCCGAGAACGCCTTTGCTGATAGTTCCGGTAGCAAGATCATTTGCTTCTTCAAAAAATCCTTTGAGTCCTTCTGTTGCTTTTCGATATTGATCTCCTGGTCCTACATGGTCTCCACGATCCAGCATTGTTCCTCTCATGCCGAAACTTTGAGACATTTGTTCGTGAATGCCTTGCGTCCATGCGTGAGTTTCATCACGAACTCTCGCAGCTTCTGCCATTGGATCAAATTTAGTTCCTATTCCTGCTCTACTTGGAGCAAGCATTTGTGCGTACTCAATAAAAGTACGTCCTTTGTCTGCAATCTCTTTGATTCTGGAATCACGTACTTCTTTTTCACGTTTCTTTTCGGCTATTTTAGAACTTCTTTCACCAAGAAGAGCCAATTCCGCAACTTTCGCGTCAAATTCTTTTTTGCCTTTAGTTGGGTCTTTTTGAATTTTAATAAGTTCTTCAAGCTTCTTTTCCACTAACCTTCGTTCGGACTTGGACAAGTCATTCATTCCGACGATGGCTTTCGTCATCATTTCAAGTTTGTTTTCTACAACAACCGGGTCTTTACCAAGACCTCCTCTTTTTACAGACTTTGCAATCTCTTTACCAAGGCTGATTAATTGTGGACGAGTTTGTCTTAGTCCTGACGAATTATATCGTAAGGATTCTGTCAATGAGTATGTTGAATCATCTGATCTCAGTCTTTTTTTTGCAGCAGCCCTATCCTTCCTTGTACTTGTTTCTTTTTTCTTTTGAACTTCATTTAATGCTTCTCCACCATCACCGACCACTCCATTGTCAATCATAGCAGCATCGCCAGCAGCAAGAGCAGCGGCTTCACGGGCTTTGGCTTTTTCTCTTTTCTTGTCAGCTCTACTTAATGCTGCTCCGCCGTCATCACCAACCACTCTACTATCGGGAACAGTAAGTTCAGACGATGCAGCTGCTTCTGCTGGAGTTCCCATCTCTGGTTTGATTTTTCGACGATCAAACCACCAAGGCACACCACTTGTCGATGAAAAGCCACCACCTTTAATTCCACGCAAACCCATCTCGCGTGTACCGCGTGCGGCTTTATCGATCTTTTGATCGCTTTTCATTTGTTCTGGTATTTTGATTTCAAAATCACCAACAATATCACGAGCGGAATTTGATATTTTGTCCCCAGAGGCTTGTGCCATCATCATGCCAATATGCTTAACATCTTTGGCAATAGATATCAAAAGTATCTGAGCAGTATAATCATGAACGTGTAAACTATGTCCAGTAGTCGCTTCGTGCATGAAGTGATCTAACGCACGTGCCCGCCCATTAGTCCAAATGTCTTTTCCAGAACTGTCCTTTAATGCTTTCTCTAAGTTCCCTGCAAGATCAGGAATAGCAGGTTCTTTCTTGGAACTACCACCCTTGTCCTTCTTGGCAGCAAGATATTTTTCACGCTTCTCGGCTAGTTCTTTCAAGAAACCAGTCATTTCTTCAAGATACTGCTGATTCTCTTTTACTTCGAATTCCTTGACGAACATCGGAATTAGCGGTTTGATTTGCTCTTCGAAAAACTTCTTGTTGTCACCAGACTTGTCAGCTAATGCTGATAATTTACTAGCAGGACTTTTATGATCATGGAACGTACCTGAACTCTCAAGATCAGCACGAGTAGTGGTCTTAGTCTTGGAATCCATGCCTTTGATCAATTCCTCGGTGGAAATTGGTGTCAAGCGTCCGTAAGAGTCTAATTGCATATCTGCCATTGTTAAACTTTATAGTGGGTCAAGTCCTGTGGGATTGAATCGGGCATCACCCAATGTTGGTTTAGGATTAATGAGTTTTGGAACTGCATTCGGCCAGTGTGGTTCACCATAACGCTCAAGTGAGTTATAACCAGCAGTATCTAAGTTCTGCTTGTGGTTAGGGTTTGGAACAACCATACCTTCATATTCATTAGTCGCATCCTCATGCGTCGGATGCATTCTAGCCTTCAACTGTCTTTGTACTTCTTCTCGTATCGCCTTCACTTCATTCGGATTGAAAGACCTGACCGTTCCTAACAAAGTCATCAAGAACTCACAATCCAACAATTTCACCATTCTCATTCCATCCCTTTTATAAGAGCGGAATGAATTATATATGAAAATATTGTTCTTAATTAGAGGGTAACTAAATGCCTTGCCGCAATACTGCTGAATCAAATAACGAATGTATTTGAATGTCATGTAATGCAAATTAACACCAGCCACACGACCATCTTGATAAATCCCACTGCATAACATTAAAGGATAAGGATCATGCTTCCAAAATGTATAATTGAAATTGGCTAACGAACCCTTTTGTAATGACTTGTAATAAGCACGACGAAATATTGGATTACTCTGTCCAGCAATCTTTTGTAATGTCGCCTGACGCTTCTCGGCTGCGGACTGGCGTACCTTTGCCGCCATAGCCTGACCAGCAACCGTATTAGCACCCACAATTGGCACCACAGGAGCCATCGGAGCGGCGGTTGGTACATTTGCCCCAGTTGGGGGCGTTTGCCCGCCCTGGGGCGTTCCTGGCGTTGTGGGAGGCATCTAATTATCCTCTGTTGTTTCGACTTACAGAATTGCTGTAATCTGAAGTTCCGTTAGCGGCAACCAATGCTGCGCCCATTGGACTATCATCACCACCTGTATCTGCTTCACGTTCTGCTATTGCACTCTGGATAAAGTATTCTTTTAGTTCTTTGATGACGTAGAATATAATTCTGTAGCCAATTTTTTCTTTATCAAAGTCTTTGACTAAATCTTTGAACATTTCTTTGATGTCAAGTTGTTGTGCTTCGCCAAAAGGTTCAGTTTTCTCTTTGTTCTGGGCACGATAGCAAACCAAGTCTCTGCCCCTTGTGTAGAGACGAACCCCGCCGAATGACAATTGTTCCATGACCGGATCAATGTCAATTGGTTTGTATACGTAGAGATATGGTTCTTTGTGATCGTCAAGGTGGTTCGCTACTTGAAAACCAGCCTTGTCTAATATGTTTTTGAGAACGTGAAGGTTCTCTTTGTTAACACGATCTTTTTTTACTAGGAAACTGGAAAACGACTTCATAAGAGTATTTAGCAGAGTATTACAAGAACTCTGCTAAAAGTTATTTGGGTGGACTTCTACGATTCAATATTTCAGGCAGAGTCGGACTACTGTCCATCAAATTAATAACTTCGCTTGGATTGCCATTGAACGGTGTTTCTCTGAAGAACATTCCGCTCAAACTAGATGAAGCAGCGTGAAGCGTTGCTAGATCGGCAGTCAGTACCAAGTTGCTATTTTTTCTGCTGATGAATGGCACTTCTACCATAGAAGGATTGCCGTCATCATCGGTCTCGCCAGTTTCGCGAACGAACAAGATGTCAATGTCAATTAGTGGAATGATTTCACCAGAGTCAGAAATCATAGCATCTTTTTCATTATTTTGTTGTCCGCGAATTACGATCTTGCCTTCTTTGTAAGCGGACATAAGGCTATCGCCCAAGTCCCAACCTAGTGAATGAATGGTTCCGTCAACATGGATTATGTGGATAAGGAAAGCACGTTCTTTGAACTTTTCACTAATGGATTCAACGATAATGCGTCTGCGTAATGTTTGTTTCTCTTCTGGGCTTCCTTGATCTAATCTATCGAGTTCTGGCTCACTGAGATAGCGTGAAGGGTCGTCAACCTTGAGATTCCACTTGCCGATGTTGACTTCGCCAAATTGAGTAGCAAATCGTGTACTGATATTGATTGTATAATCTTTAGCAAAGTACATTAAGTCTTGGCGACTTGCGCCACCGCCAACCTGAATTGCTCCTAGCAAACTAGAAATGAACTTACGATGCAATTCGCCTTTTTGCCCTAAGTAACCACTGATCTTGATTAGAACGTTCTGAAGCAACTGGTCTTTTTCCAGTGTTGCAGTTACGTGTTGCATGACAGTAGTACCTGGATTGGTGCGGTCCAAGTCTTCTTTGATCAGGTTGCGTATTTCTTTTGTTGCCTTCATCACGTTTGCATCTTGGCGATACAAAAGGATTTGCATGTTGTCTTGGACGAATCGTCGTTGAGTCATTTCCAGACCTGGACGATCACGCACTGATCCGATGGAGGTCAACATTTCGTTAGGATCGCCCTTGATGGACAATTCGTAGAAATCGTGTTTCCATTGTTCGAAGTCTTTTTCAGGAGAACTTTGTTGTTCCTGGCCGTCTGGGTCGGCAGGATCATCTTCCACGTTGTCTTGTTGTGGTGGTTGTGCTGGACTTTGTTGTGGTGTTTGTACGGTTGGTTGGTCCGGAGTTACCTGCATTGCTCCGGATGTAGGAGCTTGTGCTGCGGTAGGTTCTTCGGCTTCACTCAACCAACTATCCCATACGTTATTTACTGGCATCTTGACCCTCTGCGGCTATGGCTTTTAGTAATCGACCTTTTCGACTTCCATCTGATATATTGAAGAAGTTTTCTTGTTTCGCACCTAAATACTTTGGGAACGTATCTTTGTCTTTGAGGAACGCTCTCATTAATAAGTCTACGATTCGGGTTTTCTTATCAGCTTGGTCTGTTTTCATTTTGAGAAGGTTGACAAGAGCTTCTTTGCTGGAAGTAGTTGCGTCGCCTTCGTTCATGACCATCTCTAGGAAGCTTTTGAGAACTTCATCAATTTCTTTACGATCCTCGCGAATATCGTCGAGAATTTCGTTGTAGTATCCGATAAGTTGTTCTGATTTTACTATTTCTTCTTTTTTTTGTTCTGGTATGTTGACGTTCATGTTGAGCTGTGGTAGCTGCATCTCGTCTTCTATTTTTGTTGTGGACTGTTCCATATGTGATTATATAGTTATATATACTGTAAAAGGAGTTCGATGTCTAATACCGATTTGATTAGTGACATTAAAATGGTTTTGGACATTAGTTCACGGGTAGATGAACGTGTCAAGATGATCCAGTTAACGCAGCAGGAGTTGAGCATTAGGTTGCATCAGCTTGTTTCTGACTGTAGTAACATTACTGCTCGTGTTTCAGTTCTTGAGTCGAAGAATGGCAATAGATTGCATGCATTTGAGGAAGAGATAAGAGAAATTCAGACGAGAATTGAACGAATTGATCTTATTGGCACATCGACATTCAAAGTTAACATTGACGAAACGTACAAAACATTGGAATTACTTGATGAAAAATCCAACGTATTAATTGCAAGAATCAATAAGTTAGAGGAACATAATGAAGGTTGGCGATCAAAAACTCAACATTATGGACATTTATTAGTTCAAGGAATTTGGGTTGTCATCGTATGTTACGTTCTGTATAAGCTCGGAATTAATACACCACCAATCCCATAAGGACTAAATGAAGGCTACAGACGGTCAAGGTGATCTGCTTCCAATACCGAATTGCACGATTACGGTTCCAGGTTCAGACCCAATCAAAATGTATATATTGCCAGATATAACTGACTCGAAATCTGCGCAATATCAAGACACTCCTATAATCGGTCGTTCTTTTCCGATCAAAACTTTTAGTCATAGTGAAAACCGTTCAATTACAATGAAAGTTCATTTCATTATATTGAAAAAACCGGATGCAGCTAGGATACTACAAGAATTAAGAACATTGCAGAGTGCAGTTTATCCACGCGATGGTGGAACGAGTTCACCTTATTTGCCGCCACCTGTTTGTAAGATCAAGTGTGGTAAGTTGCTTTCAAAGGGTGGAGATCAAAATGGTGAACTGTGTGTGGTAATGAAAACTTATTCTGTAGATTTTCCGCCAGATGTTGCATGGTATTCGGGAGAAGAAGCAGAATGTTTGCCGTACAAGTTTAGTATGAGTTTGACGTGGGAAGTAGTTTATGCCAATGAGAACTTGCCTGGACAAGACAATATTATGAGGGATTTGTAATGGCTAATTTGATTGAACAATCTAATTTACAGCATAGTAATTTTGTAGATGGAGCGAGCAGATATAATAAGTCGAAAATCATTTATTATGGTGATCGTAGATTTGTTACATTTGAGACTTATAAAAGAGTTAATTATCAGATTTCCAGTCAAGACAAGTTTTATTTGGTAACTAAGGGAACTGAGTATAGACCTGATTTGGTTTCTATTAAAGCGTATGGGACTGTATCTTATTGGTGGAAGTTATTAGAAGCGAATGGAATGAAGGACATCTGGGAGTTTAAAGCTGGGGCAAACATTGTAATCCCAACTATTCTGTGAAAGGAGTAATTTATGCCTGTTGGTCCATGGAATTGTTTGGCTGGAGTTGGAACAGATAAGGAAAAAGACGCTGGACGTATTCGTAAACCATTGAATTCTGAAAGCATCATGCCATGGGTGAAATGCACTCTTATTAATGATAGTTTGATTGCAATTGGAGAAAATCCAACAATTAGTGTCTCTAACATTTCTTCGAAAACAATCAAGGCTTGTATTAAATCATTTCAATTTGGAATGTCTAATGGTAATGGCGCAACCATTGAGATTGTTGATGAGGAAGGTGGTCAATTTAGAGCATTTTTTGATAAAATCAGCAGAGGGAATGTTTATCAACCAAATTCATTTGTTGAAATTGAGTATGGGTGGGCGACAATGGATTGTAAAGGAAATGGATTTATGCCTCCTCCTCCTAAACAATGTTGCGTAGATGCAGCAAAAGCAGGACAAGCGATGCGAAGTTGTAAACATCGAATGTTAGTAAGAAGTATTACTTGTAATGTTTCTGAAGGAATGTTTAAGTATAGTGTAGAATGTACAGACATGACGATGGATATGTTTACTACACGTACAAAATTTGTTGCTGGGACTGCTGCGGAGCAACAATATCTTGTTACTGCCATCAGAGGTATGTTTGCGCAATGGGATATAAATGTGGATTTCAAACAAGTGAAAGGTCCATGTACTGTTGAGGATTTGGAATTCAATCCCGCAAATGGCAAGTCTGCCGACGTTTCCCAAAAATTAGGTCCAAGAAATCTTTGGCGATCTGAGGGCAGGAATCCAATTCAGGCTGCGAGAACTTGGTTGAATGATTATGTTTCAAAGAAAACAAGGGGATTTGTTTCGTATTGGGATTCCTCTCAAAGCAAGCCAACACTTGTTTTCCTTGAGGCTAACAACATTAAATGTAATGAGCCAGCATCAGATAGATTTAATTTAGGTACTTATTTGGTCAATTCTGGTACGTGTTCACCAGTAATATCATTTTCTCCGAAGATTAGATTTGTCATGGATCAGATGTATAATAACACAGGCGGCACAGCAGGCGGTGCATTAATGCCATCTTCTTTTTCTATAGAAGGTCCAGAACCTTGTTTGAGAAATAACGCTGCAAGAAATACAGAGACTAAAGAACAAGGTTTGCAAGTTCCTTTTACTGGGAATGACCGTACTCTTAATATTTTTGGGTTTAACTTAGGAGCAAAAATAGCTTCTGATCATAATTTGATTAATTCTCATGCAAATCCATTAAGTCCAGGTATTACGGCTGAATTGAAGATTCAAGGCGATCCAACGTTTGATAATCCTGTATTATTACAAGGTCATTATCTAACAATTATTCATTTTAATCCTTCTAGGGTTGGTAAGGCACGTGCCCCAGCTTTGAACGCTGGTAGTTTTGATTGGACAAATATAATTCAAAATAATGATTTGTCTAATAAAAACTGGATGATAATGAAAGTATTTCACGAAATTAGAGATGGTTCGTTTACAACAACGATGGAGTTGAAGTTAGCGGCACCAGGATATGATATTCCTATTGGTAGACAATTAGGTGGTGGAGCATAATGATTAAAGAACTTATTGATGATGTAAAACAACTCAAGGAGCAACAAAGACAACAAGAGTATCAGTTCCAACAAGCAATCACTTCAGATTCCAAACAACAACAAAGAATTGAAGTTCAACCCGAAGACTTGCTTGGTATGCATATTGCGACTGTTGTAGATACTATTGATCCTCTAAAACGAGGACGTGTTAGATTTTACACACCTTATCTTGGCAAAGAAGAAACGCAACAATTAGGTTTGCCATGGGCATCTCCGGTATCTCCGTTTGGTGGAATGGATGATAGTGGTTCAACGTGGCCACCACCAGCAGGGTCAAAAATAGTTATCTTTTTTGCCAATGGTGATCGTGATTCTGCATATTACTTTGGGACGGTTTGGTATCGATCTAGAGGGTCAGCATCAGGTTCGCCGTCTCACCATGATTTTTGGGGATATTCCATTAAAGAATATGACTGTTTGTGGGAAGGCAAACGAGATGGTTATATTTTTGGTGAAAACAATGAAGAAGTTTTACCGCCATGGAACACAGAAAGTTACAACGGATTAGATTTAGACTCACTTACGGATTTTTACACAGACGAAAATCAAATCAACGCAATCACATATCCAAATATTTATGGATTCAAAACTAATGGCAAACATTCGTTGAAGATGGTAGATGGTGATTATCGCTGTAATCAACGTCATAAAAGACTAGAACTTCAATCCAGTCGCGGCAACTTCTTGATTTTTAAAGATGACCACATGCATGGCGCTGGTGAGTGGGGATATGGACAAGGTGGAGCAAATTGTCATCTGGAAAGAAGACAGACAGGAGTTGGAAAAACAGAAGATGGAACTGAAATTCCAATTTTTGAACCACAAGAATATTCAGATGTTCCTAAAGAATACCCTTGTTGCTCGGATGAAGGAGCTGGTTATTCATGTGACGGACGTAATTCAGTGGTAGGATTTCCAACAGGATGTGTCAAGATTTCTTGTGGCAAATCTCAATGTGAACCACCACTTCAATCACATGCTTGCACTGATCCGTCACGAGTAGATGGTTCTGTGCTATTTAGTGGTCCTGGCGTTGCGAGTATGGGCAAAAATCCATTCTTTAAGCGAATTGAAGAAATGCGACCAATTTATGGTGCGCCGACTCCACAAGGCAACAGACTGAATTTGCCTCAGAGTGGTGTTCAAGTGCAGTCAATTAGTGGTCATCAAGTTATTATGGATGATTCGGTTGCAGAGCCGTTTGGTGTACCAAGTTGGGATTTGGATTTCGGGTTTGGATGTAGCGATCATTATAAAGGCAGAATGTACATGCAGTCTGCTACTGGTCACTTGTTGGAAATGAGTGATATAGAAGAGCCAGCAAAGATTCGTGGCAAAGATAATTTCATTGGGATGAGGACTGCAACTGGTAATCTTTTTGAAATGAATGACCACACAGAGCCAGTTCAACCGTGCGATCCAGATGGAGGAAAAGCTGGAGAGCAGCGTGGATTCACGATGCAAAGTACGAGTACGCACTTGTTTATGATGAACGATGCGGGATTGAAGCAAACTGGTCCTGTCAGGACGGGTGGTGGCATACCGAAACCTGCTGATGAGTCAGGGTTTGAAGGATTTTGTTTGTTGCGTTCCGGTTATGGAATGCAATTATTGATGAAAGACGAAGATATTCAGACTGAGACCAAACAGCAATTTACAATGTTGTTGCATCCACAAACAGGGGTTGATGCTGGTCCACATATGTTAGTGATGCAAGCCAATGTAGCAGATAAAGGATTGGTGTTATTGAGGGCTGGTGGAATTTACATGCAGGTTTCGTATGACGAGACGATTGAAGTTGTTGGTTCTGAAGAACATCCAGCAGATAAGTTCACCGCTTGCAGTCAGAATTATATGGTTGATTGTAAGCAAACGTATTTTAATCATAACGAATTAATGATAAACTTTGCTGAAACCTACATATTCTTATTGGCAGGGAGAGATTGTCCATTGCCGAGTGACCCTGACGCAGCAGCAGAAGCGTCGGAATTGACTCAACAACAGGCTATTGCGAATGCACAAGCGAATCCAGGTTCGTCTGCTGGAAGTGCAGAAAATGCTAGTGATGAGTCGGATGAAATGAAGGGACCGTGTATTTACAATGTGATTACGTCAAAAGACCCGTGGGTTTGTCCTTTGTTTGGATATGTTCATTACGGGATATATCCAGGTTTGGATAGTCGTAGTACAAGAGTATTTGCCAGTGCGGAAAAATCTGCTGGGAGTTAATAATGCCTAAGTTTGTAGGTGCGCCATATCCGATCATTAAAAGTCCAAGAGGATATTTTGGGTCGCAAAGTGATATTGATCAGATCAAGAGTGATATGTTGATATTGCTGCTTACAAATCCGGGTGAGCGTGTAATGCTACCTTCATTCGGAACTCCACTTAGAGAGTTATATTTTGAGCCAAATGATCCAACTTTGCGGCAACGAGCCAGGGCGATGATCATTACTGCGATAGAGTTATGGGAACCACGTGTTTCGATAGAGCAAATTGAGGTTTTGGCAAAAGCGGATGATAATAGTTTGAATGCTTTTGATGACAAGACAGAAGCAGGAGCTGTATTAATGATAAGGATAATGTTTAAAGACCCACAAGATATTTCCTCAGTACACGAATTGAAATTAGAAGTTCCGCTTGGAGGCGCACAGTGAACGATTGTACGTTTGTATTAGAACCGCTTTCTCAGGCAGATTTGACTTCATTGGCGAATCTACCTAATTTGAATTATACCAATCAAGACTTCCACTCTATGAAGACTCGGTTAGTGACGTTCATTCAAGAGCAATTCACAACTGATTTCACAGATTTTGTTGAAGGCGACCTTGCAATCATGTTGATTGAGAATTGGGCATTTATTGCCGACACACTCTCATTCAAACTAGACCAAATCATCAATGAACTATTCATTGACACGGTTGCCGAAATAGAAAATGCCTTTCGGTTATGTAAGCTGGTAGGGTTTCAACCAACGCCACCGATTGCAGCCAAAGCATTGTTTTCTGCAACTATTCAAACGCCAGCACCAACAAATATTA